TGGCGTAGCGGCAAGGATCAATCGCTGTTGAAAGAACCCCGGCACGGATGGATTGCCTGCGGCGGTGCTACTAACCACGGCGGTTGCTGTAGCTGCGCCAGCCGAGAATGTGACGGTTGGTGTGGATGTGTAGCCCGAGCCGGGCCCAGTCACGGTGACGAAGCCAACGCCCCAAGTCAGCGTCGCCGTTGCGCCAGTGCCCGCGCCATTGGTGCTAAGCTGCACGACCGGGTTCGCTGGAGTGGAGCCTGACACCACAGTGCCCGCGCTACTGATGGTCCATGCTGTCACAACGCCTGCGGCTTCAGTCGCGACAATGAGGATCACGCCATTGGTGAAGGTGACAACGTCGCCAACGGCATAGCCAGCACCACCAGCAGCCACAGCTGCGGTTTGCACAGTGAGCGTAGCCGTAGCCGACGCAGCAATTGTGCTTGCTGCACCGGTGAACGACACTGACGGGACCAGCGTGTATGTGCCCGGTGCAGTGACTGCGACTGAGGACACGCCTTGACCAATGAATGGGTTCTTGGCGATTGGCGGGGTCTGCGTGAAGTCGGGCGCGATGTTGGAGTCGATGAATGTAAGGGCTTCGGTAGTGCCGATGTATCCGAAGGTCGCGCCAATAGGCACAGTGCCGAAGTAACTCACGTCGGTCTTGTAGACGTTGTAAGCCACGGCTCCAGTCGCTGCGGACCAAGATAGGCTGTTGGACCCGGCGGTTGTGCGTAGGTCTTGAAGGTTGGTCAACGTGGCTGTCGCGGACTGTGTCGACTCCTCACCGTTGCCATCCACAGCGGTGACGCAATAGGCGTAGTTGACTGAGCCTGCGGCCAGCGTTGTGTTCGCGGATACGCCACCCGGAACCGCGGCAGTGGTGCCAAAGACGATCGGCAGAATGGTCCAATTCGTTGGCGAGATCAGTGTCAGCACATACGGGACGTAGCTAGGATGGCACAGGATCATTTGCGAGACGTTCTGTGCGAACTTGATGCCACGGAGATCCAAATGCGAATAAGGTGCAGGCAAGACATATACACGCTCAGTGGACCCACCAGAGGTGTACGCGGTGTACGCTGTAGAGTCGATGTTGGCGTTGTTGAGGATCGCACCGAGCGTTAAATCATTACCCGACACCGCAAGGATAATAAAGTAGCGACCGTTCAGTTGCGTCATGCCACCGACATTGGAGACGAATATCCAATCACCAACGACGTAGGTGTGGCCGGGTACTGTGATCACGCACGGGTTGGCCTGTGTGGCGTTGGTGATCGAAACTGGGGCTTCCAGCACCGGCGCGCCATTGAAGAAGAAGCGGATATAGCCGTGGCCGAACTCGAGCACGTAGCCAATGTCGAAGCTGGCTTGGAAGGGAATCAGCCGAACATTAAGTGTTGGGTAGCGGCACTGAAGGATGTACTTCGTACCGGGTCTGGTGCTGGCCCCGCCACGATAGTCCACAAAGAAGTTCTCGAGCAGCGCAGCGCCGGATTTATACTTCGCGAGGTCTACCCGTGCGAAGAGCTTCGGTGACCATTCACCGGAGTTAAATGAAGCTTGGATAATGTCATTAGGCATGTGATGCTTCGTGGCCTAGAAGTATGCGGGCCACATTCCTCCCCAGTCGAAGCTGCTGTAGGGTCCGCTCATGTAGCCATCGTCCCAAGCAACGCCGCGGGCACGAATCCAATCGGGGGTGACGTCGTTGATCGTGAGGCCTTCGTTGCCGTCAACCGCGCGTGCGGATTCGATCGCAAGGTTCACTTCTTGGATCAGCGAATTGGCTAGGGTCTTGTCTCCGCGCAGGGCCATGCACAGGCCCGAGGCCAGCAGGTTGATCCACGCAGTTTGAAACAGCGTATCCATCACGTTCGGGTCGGTGACCTGCTTCACATACCCTAACGTGGCGAACTCTTGGTTCGTCAGGATTACGCGCTGGGTCCCCTTCGTGCTCGATTGTGTAAGAGTGAAGCTAGCACCTGTACCTGATCCGGTCGTAGTATCCTGCGCAATCGTTCCAGTCTGGATTGCGAAATACGATCCTCCAAGGGGAGCAGCGCTTCCGTTAATAACGTTGACGACGCTAACTGTTGCGACAGCATTGCTGACACCCACGCTATCGACGTGTAGTTGTACGGGAGCTCCAATTGGCGGACTAGTCGTAGGACCAGCAGGCAGAGTGATGACATCTCCCACTGCATATCCGCTACCTCCAGCAACAACAGCTGCCGCGGTGACAGGGAAGAATTCATCGACTTGCACCTTAAATCTAACTGGTGGGCCCTGCCAAAAAGCACTAGCGCCTCCGGTCACGGCAGTAGTTATGGGGATACCCCCGGAGAAGCCAGTCTGGTTGGCAGGGATGATATAACAGGCCCGTAAGCAATCGACGGGGTACTGATATTCATACGCCCATGGCGGGGCTGGTTGACCGGGCGTCCACAGCTGCGTTGCCGGGGAAGTGTTCTCAGGGGTGCCCGGCACCGAAGTGATGTAAGTGAGGTTGGCGGTCTTGAGTGCGCAGTCCCACGGGGCCATCCGCAGCAAATCGTCTCGCATGTTCTCGAGGATCAGGTTTGCTTGGATGGCCTCGTTGGTGGTTTCGTTCGCAAGTTCAGCCGCAGTCACCGTCGTGCGGGTGCCGATGGTTTGCAGCGCTCGGTTGACGACGTCTACGGTTGAGGTCATTAGTGCTTACCTTGCGTGCCACACTGGCCGTGGTTGGTGCCGCCGATGCCTGGCTTCTGAGACATAGGGACCTGAGCCGACGGCGGGGAGTACGGGATGGGGCTCACGGGCATGTGGCCGCCGTTGGTGGCACGGGGCTTCTGGCCTGCACCAGAGTCGTTGCCGAACTCTCCGAGGATGTCGCGATCGCTCATATTGGCCTCCTTTCAACGTAAGTGGTATCGGCCGATTTAGACTGCATGGCTTCCTGTGCCTTGGCCTTTTCAGCTGCGATGGCGGCCTGCTTAGCGGCTTCGTCGGCAGCCTTCTTGGCACGGGCGTCGAGTTCGTCTTTGGCCTCGTCGTCCATGGCCTTGAGTTCCGTTGCGGCGAGGGCCGATAGGGAATTGGCATCGCGGGGGCCGAGATCGGCAGAGCCCTTGATGACATCCATCAGTAACTTGGCGCGTTCGTATGAAATGCTCATTTGTGCTTTCCTTGGCTTCCGGTGGGGTGATTGGTCTGCCCTTGCATGGGCGCTTCGAGTCCGCGGCCCTCGTAGAGTGGAAGTGAGTTCGCGCGGACTTGATGGATGCCGATTTCACTTACTGCTGCGGGTGATACGGCGTGAGCAATCGGCTCTCGCTTCTGCCCTGAGTTGGTACTGTTTCCGTTTCCTTGCTTCATGTCTGATGACTCCCTTTGAATGTAAGTTGCTTGGCGTGGTCGTAACGATTGTCCTTATCCCCGGCCATCTCACGCCGCACCTTTTCGATGACCCCACCGTCGGTGTTGTGCGCCTTGAGGATTTGACGGTACCGATCATCGAGGCGTTCGATTTCGTCGAGAATGTGCTGCGGAGGTTTCGTGCCGTGTTCTTCGTACATGTACTTGATGTCATGCACGTCGTGGAAGTAGTTGGCGAAGCGGCGAAGGGACTCGGGGACCTCGCTCTCTGCATCGCGGTAGAACTTCAGAAGCTCTGTGTTTTGAATACGGAGTATCTTCAGATCGTTGGCGATACGGAAGAGCAAATCGCGTTCGGTGACGCTATCGTCAAGCTTTGGCTCATGGCGTTCTGGTGCGTTCATTTTACATCATTCATCATTGCTGCAAAGCAGAAGGTTGAGGTACGACAGGAGAAGCTGAGGATGTCCACGGCCCCAGCGGTTGTGGTTAGCGTGGGTGTAGTGCCCCCGGCGAATTTGAACGTCGAGGACCACACAGTCGTGTGCAAGCCAGAGCCGTCTTGAATGAATGTGATAGTGCCCGACTTACCAACCACAACGTTCGAGACGGTCATGGTGGTGATGTCGCCAGTGAGCGTCACTACCGCGTCACGGAACGTCGACATGTCGAACGTTGTGGTGGTGCCGTAAGTGACGGTGACTTCAGGCGGCCAAATAGTGCTGGGGGTGACCAGCTTATTGGCGGCCGTACCAGCGTACATATCCGGGAAGGTGGCGATCGCGTACTCGCCAACGACGCCGTTGTTATTGTATAGCACGTTAGTGTTGCTGCCACTAGTAACAGTGGTCACACCAACCGTGATGTTGTCGTTGTTCAATCCAGCATCGGGCTCGGCCTTAATGATCCAATCGAGAGTGATCGAGGGTTGCACCTGCGAGAAGGCTGTGGACGAGCCGCCTTGAGCATTGCCGGTGAAGGTCATCCCCGCGGTGCTAGTACTGGCTGTGATGCCAGTAGTGCTTATATCAGTGTTCTGATTGACGTTAGTGAGCGACGCAGCAACACCGCCAGACGTAACACCCGGGAAGCCAAATGGGGATACAAACCGCACATAGTTAGTCATGTTATGTACGTGGCCGGGGTCATTGATCGTGGTCGTCAGAGTGCCGCTGATTGAGCCCGAAGGGGTGTATGCAGGCAGGTTGGATGTGCCAAGCGTCGTCGACTGCGCACCGCCAAGGGCATTCAGCGCGTCGGGATTGGCGTTGTAGTAGGTCGAGGTCAGCACGCCTGCGGCAGTACCTTGCATGTTATCGCGGCCAACAGTCGCGCGGCCTTGGAGGTTGGGGACGTTGAACGTGGTCGAGCCATCGCCGTTGCCCCATGGGAATACGCGAAGAGTTGTGGAGGTGCTGGCGATAGCATTGGAGTTCATGCTGATGGTGGTGGAGCCCTTGGTGGCAACAAGGGTCCCC